CACGATCCGCTTTACACGAATCAGCGGCGTGGTCGAACTATAGCCAATCAACGGTTTCCCGTTTTTGGTTCCCGATGCGTAGAAGCCGCCCATAACTAAAAAGGCACCTCGTCGGTGAAATCTACCTCACTTGCCTCCACCACTCGCACGGGCTTAACCTTAGCCTCAGAGCCCCCGGAGCCTCCAGAACCCAAGAGTCGCAAAGTTTCCCCCATTACCTTGAGCTTACTGCGCCTCTTCCCCGTGTCCTTGTCCTCCCATGCCTCCAATACCAGCCGCCCCTCCACATACACCTGTCGGCCCCTTTTTAGGTACTCCCCCGCGACCTCAGCGGTACGCCCATAGAAAGTGACCTCAACAAACGTCACCTGTTCTTTTTTTTGCCCCGCGTCATCCAACCAACTTCGATTCAAAGCTAAGGAGACTTCAGCCATTGCGTTGCCCTTTTTCGTGTATTTAATGTCGGGATCACGTGTGAGGTTCCCGAGTCCAGTCCATCTATTGAGATCGTTCATTTTGTTTTTGTTCTAAAAGGTTTTCTAAAAGTTTTTTGTAAGTATCCCGTTCGCTCGTCACAGTTTGGAGTAATTGGCTTAGTTCCTTATTTTGAATCATTAACTCAAGCTGCCCTCCCAACGCCCCGATCATTTCATCAATTTCCGTGGCATTCATGGCTCTCCCTTATGGTGACAAACCCACACCACTTGCACTCGGAGCGTGTGCGCCCTGTAAACGAACTGGTACCAATGCATTCCAGCGCAACACGGTCACAACATTGGCACCGCTCAAAATGCTCCCCCGTGCGAGGCCGTTCCTCGCGTGAGCGGCGAATGGCCTGTCTACGCTGTTTTTCGCGCTTCAAACACCAAACGGCTTTGTCCAAATCCTCGTCGGAGTCAGGAATCTTGTGATCCAGTCGCAGGATGTATTTAATGCAATTTCCCAGATTAAATGGGAGCCATTCACAGATTTGAATAGCTTCAATCCCGCCGGGTAGTTGGTAGTGTTTGGGGTGGTCTACGTTGCTCATTTTTTCGGTTTGTACAAATTCTCAATCAAAGCCTCCAACCCACAGGTGCAGGGCATGACAAAATCCCCAACCTTCCAGCGATACCCACAATCCCCTGCGTGTTGCAGGTAAGGGCGCAAGATTGCCAAGAGCACCTTAACGGCGTTCTCACTTGTTTCGTTATTGCTTGTTTCTGACATTTTGTTTTTTTCGTATGGTTGATAGTGTTTCGCCTTCGCCTCGCGCCTTGAAGTACGCCTTCAAGCTTGCAATAACGTCGGAAAATCCCCCGCGACGGCGATTTAAAGATATTTTTTGCATCAAATTTTGAAAGTGAGCGTCTTTGACTCAGCCGAATACCCTTCTGGCAACTCGGCGTAAAAACCCTGCGGCGTGAGCACAGGAAGCGGCACGAAATGGCACTGTTCGATGTCGTTCAGCTCCGGCCAAAAATCCCAAGACGCCAGAATCCCCACCGCCGCTTCCTTGGGTAACGTCCTAGAAACTTCGTAGTATTCCTTTTGGTCGTTTTGGCGTGTCTTAAAGAAATATGCGTGCCGTTCCACCCATGTCCTAAATGCGTCAGCCTCCATTGCTTGAAGCCGCTGCTTTTCCGCGTAAATGACCACCACCACCGAGTCTCGGCGGTAAAGCCCCTTGTCGCGCACCGCTGCTAATACCGCCTCCGCGCATTCTTTTAACCGAGCGTTGTCGCCAGGTATTTCGATCTTTGGCAAGCTGCCAAACTGAGCCGAGAGCGCACCATTGATAATGTCCGAAATTTGAATCACCGCGCTCATTTACTGTCCCTCCACAACTGCCACACCCCGGCAAGGCGAGTGAGCATCGCCTGATCATCAACTCCACACTGCACCCAGTGCGCTACCCACATTTTCAATGTCGCCTTTGCGGGCGGCTTGACTTTATTGCTGTTGATAAACTCACAACAAAGCCCCACTTCCCCCGCTTGAGCAGAATGCAACTTAACCCATTGCCTGAAACCTAACTTCCGCGTTTGACGCACAGCGGGTGTGGACTTTTTACCCAATGCGAGTTTTTTCAGAAAAAACGCTTGGAGTTGAGTTTTGGCAATTTGCCCCGTCTTAGTGAGGTCGTTAAAATCCTTACAATTCTTCGCCATAGGCAGAAACGAGAACACCCGACGCACCTTACCCTCTAACTGCGCGAGGAACCCCTCGGGTTGCCACCAAGCCGCGCCCGCAGCGTCCTTGTCCGCAATCGCAAACACTGTGACATCATCACGCAGCGGATAAGCCCGCATGAGCAGCTTCCAGCTTGTCGAACCGCGCAGACCAATAAGAGCCACCGTTTTCGGCCACTCCTTGTCCCACTCCATCAAATTCGCCAACGCAGCGGCGTCCCATTGCCCCTCACACACAAACCAAATGGTTGCCGTGTCGGGATTCCCAATCACAAAAGGCCACGCCCCGACCCCATTCGGCAGGGACTCACTCGTTGAAGGCACATACCGCCAGCTTTGGCGAGAATCCGGGTTGCCCGTCGTATTGGGCTCCAGACGCAAATGCACCCCCACAGGCGTCAGCCCCACACCAGGCAAAGGTGCCTTTACCAAAAAACCCACACGCTGCTGACCATAGTAAGGCATCAAGCCAATGAGCCCCTCAGCACACAACCAATCCACAAACTCGCGCCGATAGCCACGCCATTGCGCAATCTCCTCACACCGAGCCTCACTGCGCTGCAACCGCTCCACACCCCGTTCCCAGTCAGCCGCACGCTCGGCACTCATCGCGGGAGGAAACCAGTTCACATCGCGCACCACCGGCACCATCGGCCTCACCACGCTCTGCGAAGATTCAATCACCCCGGAGGCCATGCCCGTAATCACGGCGAGTTCCTTCACCGTTTCCGAAAACGAAAGCCCCCGCTTTGTCGCCCAAAACGAGAGGCTATCGCCAAATTGGCGGCACCCGAAACAGAAGTAGGTTCCCTGCTCTTCGTTAATCAGACACGAAGGAGTTTTCTCCTCGTGAAAGGGGCAACACACCATGAACCCCTTTGGGTTCTTTTTGAAAACGGTGGTGCCCGTCTTCTCAAAGAGATCACGGAGCGAAATACGGGCCTTGATAGCCTCTAAATCGTGAGGGAACTTTTCCACTTACGACGATTTAGTTCACTCCCATTTCATACCCCGTTTCATAGCACCGCGTTGCGGCGTTGAAACTCAGGCAGTTAGGTAGAGCGGTGAGGGAGGGATTCGAACCCTCGGTTCGTTTCCCACTAGCAAATCCTTTGTCTACAGAGAGATTTTCCCTGTTTTTGCCATTGAATTTATAGGGTCTTTTCATAGTTTTCATACATGGCAAGTCTCTACAAACAAAACCAATCTGCTTACTGGTACATCGCCTATAAAAACGACGGGAAATGGGTGCGAAAAAGCACCGGCCTTCGCTGGGACGATCCCCACGCCACCGCCGAAGCCAAGGCACTTCGCGCCAAATTTGAAGCAGCGGAACACATCACGGCAAACGCCAAGCAACCCACCGCAGCGAATAGCTGGGACTGGGTTCCCGAGTTCTTCACCAACTCGGGCATCGCGGCCTCCTCCATCACCCGCTACCGCTACGGCTGGAACTGGGTGCTCCTGTTTTTGACCAAAACCAAACTCTCCCCCGCACTGGTCACTTACCCTGCTGCCGAAAAATACATGGAGTGGCGAGGGAGCCAAAAAAAGAAAAGTGGGAAAACGGCGGTCAGAAACACCATCCTGTTTGAACTGAAAATTTTCGCGTACGTTCTTTCGGAGGCAGTTCGCAAAGGGATGATTCCGCATAACCCGCTGGGGGAAATGCGCTTCAAAAAGGCCCAACCACGCAAAAAGCCCGCGCTCACCGACGCAGAAATTACGAAATGCGTGCGCGAACTTCAGACCGAACCTGCATGGATGCTCGGAGCGTTCCTCATTGCTCTGCACACTGGGTGCCGCCTTTCTGAAACTCAAATCCCTATGAGCGCAATCGACTTGGACGGCTCCCCTGCCACCATCACTTTTCCGTCCCCAAAAGGAGGAGAGAGCAAAAGCTTCACCGTGCCCATGCCCACCGCGCTGCGCTCGTTGTTTGAAGAAATGAAAAACAACGGACAAACCCACACCCTGCAACTTCCCGCGACCCGCTCCCGCGACTTTAGCCGCTTCTTTTGTAAAATAGGTCTGAGACATATTACTTTCCATTGTCTGCGCGTGACAAAAGTGACTCGGCTACGACGCGAAGCTGTACCACGCGAGATTGCGATGAGGCTCGTGAATCACTCTTCCGAACTGATCCACCTTCTTTATGACCGACACCAAGTGGGCGACCTTCTGGCGTACGCGAATGCAGGTTCGCCAAACCCAGATGTGTACGCCGCCACAACTCAAAGTCTGTCCAAAACACAACTCCCGCGAAAATAGGGAAATCCTTAATCGAAACCAACCCCGCTAGTGTATCGGGGTCGCACCGCAAGATGTCCTGCAATTCGGAAAGGCTGAGGGGGATTTCTTCGTTCATGGGAGAGTTTTTTACGACCACCCTCCCCCGGATTGGCGATTTCGTTGCAGGGCGCATTCGCCCGCAAATCACGTTCCGAAGCCATCTCTGGAACTCACCTCACAATCTTGGGGAGAGCGAGGCGGGCAATAAAGATGAGACGTACTCACCGCGTCAATCTTGATTTGTATAAGTTTCGTTAATCTTTATACCCATTAATAAACCTAATGCGAACACGACAGTAGAGACGAACACAATGTACTCTAAGCTGACTCTCATACTAAGCCTCCGTTCAAAGATTTACGCACCGTTTCAATCAAAGACACCACTGATGACATATCTTGCAACCAGCGTCTTTTATGCTCATCGGCCCATGCCGTTATTTTTTCTGCTCCACCCACTTTTTTGCACCACCGCTCAAACCCAGTAATCACCGCTTGATAAGTGGAAATACCAGAGTTTGAACCGCTTAAATCCGAAATGTCCCCTTTTCGGAGCAAAAGTCCGGCCTCAATCGAGCGTTTAAGTTCCAGCGGCGTAAGCTCTTCCTGTATCGTGAGCTTGAGCCATTTCGCCTGTTCTACGTAAGTCAACGCGCTCACCACGAAGTAATGCTCCTTGTTGAGCTTTACGTGCCGCAACCCCGCAGGGATGTCCATGAGCGAGATTGCTTTACGCGCCACCGAGTAATCAAAAGACACCTCTTCCAAAAGCAACTCCATTTGCTCGGCCCCAAACGCCTTATGCCCGTAAGCCAGCAAGTCGCTGAGGTTTAGCGCACAAACCGAGTCCATGTTTTTGAACGCAAGCAGTAGCTCACGCACCTGCTCTAAGGTCATGTCCTGCACAACCTCCAGCCCAAGGGCCGTGATGCGCACCGGGGCGTATTCACCCGAGGGCATGGCAAAACCTTCCATTGCCCAGCTTTTAGCTTCTGCGTTTAGTGCTTGAATAGCTTCATTTTGCGTTTGCATTTTTGTTTCCTCCAGTGGTTTGTTGTTTGAACTTCTGCGTAAGTTTCACAGGCATCCTCGCCCCTCATGTGGACTGAAGCGGGTAGAGACAACTCTTGTTGCCATTGCTTTGCGACCTTGCTGACCGCTTGCCGAGATACGCCTATTTTCGCAGCGTATTCAGCCATAGAGCCCAGTCCGTTAAGTGCATCAAGGCCGACAGCATACGCCAAACCTGCGCTAGTGAGTTTGGCGTTGCCCGTAGATAAAAAAGTGCCAGCGATCCGGGCGATTACCGTGGTCTTGCGCTCGTCACTCTCGCGCTCCACCACGCTGGTGTGCCAATGTGCAATGCGCCGCGCTGTTTCCAGTGGCACATTAAATTGCTCTGCAAGAACCTCATCCAAAGTGTCACAGATTTGCGCCATATCCACCGGCGTTACATCGACGGCAGATTCGGACAAATCGCAAATAGGAGAAATCCCGTGCGCAACAGGGTTTTCCAAAAGCGGGGCCGCTGCCAGCCCCGCTATTTGCCGTTCTTCAGGGGAAAGATTTTTCTCAAACTCCTCGTAAGCAATTAAATAAACCAAATTCTGACGTTTAACATGGTCAAGGTATGCGTCTCCCATTTCATTTAGAAGTATCTGAATACGTTTAACTTGAGCCGCAGGAAACCACGGGTTACACAAGCTAACGCCCACGCACCATGCCTAAATAGCAATCGACTAAAAGCTTTTTTTTGAGAAAAAAGACGATTTCTTAAATCTTACTAGATTAGAATAACTTACGACATCATCCAATCTTCAGCCAAAGCCCGGTTTTCAGACTTACCCCACAACGTCAGCGCATAACTTTCCAAATCTTCACCACGCTGTTTCCATCCATCCAAATACCGAGCTTGAGCCGGGTTTGCTTCAACCACGGCCTGCCAGTATTGCACTCGCCGATCACACAGCGAAATGATTGCCGCCCGCCCACCTACCAATGCGGCTGTAATGGTTTTAGGCCCAATAATACCGTCTACCACAATGTCGTGCCCGGTGTGTTTCAACGCCTCTTGCAACCAACGCGCACCGTATCCACCATTGACGCGAATATCAAAAAGCACCTCTCCTATGCCCACAGGCATTTGCTCTGCGCGAGAAGGAAGCCAATAGGCATGGTAGTAAATATCTATCGCCGCCTCCTTTGTGAGCGAGGCTACATCTACGTCAGGGTGACTGCGCTGATCAATCCCGTAGCGCGTAGCCCCCCCCTTATCCTTGGGATCATACTCAGTCACAACATGATTCCAGTCCATGTAATGCCCGTGCTCAAATACAGTTTCGTGCTCCAGCACAAACTTCACCGCCGACAAAAAACGAGGAGAGTAAACAGGCATTACTTTTTTTGAGCGGCCCGCTCGTTACGGATTACGTCTACAACCCCAGCAACAGCCAAAATAGCTTGCACGGCCAAATTGCCCACTCCCGTTGAAAACCCAAGTCCTGCAAGGCCCAGTTTCAGGAGCCCCGACCATGTGGATACCTGAGTTAGATAATTTGTGATTACGCTCATGCAATCACCCGCGTCGTCAACCACCACACCCACCTTAATTTCCAGACTCGCCCCTAAACCGCTTTGCGACGGCGTGTTCAATGAAATACAACGCCCGACTGCCCATGTGCCCAGCAACCCCCACCAAAGCTGCGGTTAAAATGCGATCCAGATGCGCCGATTCGCACAGGTAAAAAGTGATAACGCCGGTAAACGCCGAAGTCACAATTTCACCGATAAACTCCACGAAATTAAACACCCTGGCGTGCCCGTTTTTGAGCTTCTGCATAAAAGCCACCACACCACCCATCGCGGAGAGCCCAAACACCCATGCGTAAGTAATTAGATCAAAGTTAGATGGATCATTTTTTTCCATAACTATTCCTCGCGATCCCCTTCAAATTCATGGCGCACATCGCAGTGGTACTGATCCAACCACATTTCAGCTTGCTTCATTCTAGCAAACATATTGCCCGTTCCGCTACAAATAGCACTCACACGCGCCCCGTCTTCAATTTGCAGAAATACTTGAGCCACAGAAAAATGCTCTCCCAAAAATTGCACAACCTGACACAAAAATTCCCTCGGGTTAGCTTCAGGATTTGCGGTCAAACTTGGAATGTTCATGGGTGAAAACCAAAAGTTGCGGGGGGAGGAATCGAACCTCCGCACTACTGCTTATGAGACAGTCGATCTACCACTGAGCTACCCCGCGATTTCCCCTGAATGTGCTGCGTCAACTAAAGTCTCTGCAAAAGCGTCGTAAGCAATCGCCCGAAGCCTCCACAAAGATTCAGTCGCAAACACCTCTTGCGCCTCTCCAGACCGTCCCCGGCGATGAAACCGAGAGTTCCCATCTCGACCCGTGTTTGCTTTCTCTGTTGCTTGGATTTCCGAGAAAGTGGGTAGCTTTGCGGGCGCGTCCAGCCCCAAGAAACTCCACAAGTGATTCAAAAAACCAAACTCAAAATGAGTGTAGCGCAAACGAATTACATTTTTAGTTTCATCAAACGGCCCCTCAAAAGCCACCCATTCCGCTGCCCAATCCCTGACAAGTTGAGTGTTCACAAGATCATTTAAGGCCGTCGCATCATCCATTGTGTTGTACTTCTCAAACACAGGCTTCAAGTGATCGGGGAACTCACCCAGCTCCCGCTTTGCGTGCCAAAAGTAACGATAGTAGTGAAACCGTGAAACTACCACATCCTCAAAGTCCCGCGATATGGTCAGCACCTTTAACTCTGGCAACCTAGCGCACAGCCGGGGGAAATCCTTGGTGCCAATGTCGTGCGTTTTATAGATGGCAGACCCGGTTTCCTCAATGCGCTGGGCGACTCGTTCAATGGCGTTGTCTGGGGTCGGATCAAACAAGGAAAAGCCACAAGCCGTGGCATCCAAATACGGCTCGGGAAGCTTAGTGACGCAATGCAAGATGCGCTGCAAATACGAAGACGCAACGCGCTGAGTAGTGGTGATGAGGTACATATCAAATTTCAGTAGTAAAGTTTTTCTTTATAGCTGCGATCCCAGCTTCCATTTCGCCGAAATTGCACACTGCAAATTTTTGCAGTAGTTCCGTTTTCTTTCCGACGTTGTGCAGCACAAAACGGTTGGCGGGGTCAGACAACACATGATGAGCAAAAAATCCTTTGGAAAACTTGCCTGTTTCGTACCGGCTCAACAAACGACGATTGTACACAGACTGCTCAAACAAGTGATGCGATGCCCACTCCTCGATTGCCCACCACTCCTTGAGCAATTTCTGGTTTTCTTTGTCGTTTCTGAGGATGAAAAACCCACAGTTGCAATTTACCTCACTCGCGGGAATGTCTGACGCAAAAATGCGGCTATGCCGCTCTAACCCCTCCTCTTCAACATAGGCTTTGATTGGCTTTTGCCCAATAAAGATAGCGTCCGAATCAATCCAAGCCACTGCATCAAATTGCTTTGATAAACTAGCAGTGGCTTTCAATTTGTACCATGACGGGTGCCGACATTCGCCTTTTGGAGAATGAATTTGTGTTTTGTAATGAAAATACTGAAACCCGTACCCGTGAGTTTTTGCATACGAGTAATTATTAAAAACCGCAACATTCCAAAATTTACTTAAATCCAAAGATATTGGGCGCGTATCACCCATGATGACGCACAAACTATCCATGAGTTTTATGAAATGATTGAGTTAGATCAACGCCCATAATTTTGCGCAATAATTCTAAACGCTGCTGTCTTAACTCCAAATTCAACTCCCAGCGGCGATAATCCAACTTTGCATTATTGAAGGGAGTTTCAAATTCCCTCAATCCCCCGCGCATCAATTCTTCACCCCACTTTAACAGTAAATACTTTCGATTCAAATCACCACACTCAGCAATAAATTGCCGCAGCGCAGAATCAGCCATTTTCAAAGTACAACTTGCTTTTTTCCCACCAGCTTCATCTCCGTGCAAAACACGCAATCCCATGTTGGGGATGTTTTTGGTTACAAACCGCCCCAACTTCCACCGCTGCCCCATCTCGGAATCCTCATTGTACGCTGGATAAATGTTCTCGTCGTAATAACCAGCTTTCTGAATAAAGTCAGGTTGAACAATAAAACAAGAAGCAGCGTGCATACAACCCAACGTCACCCCCTCAGTGTCCACCATCCACCTCCACGCTTCCTCAATAACGGCGGCTCCGAACTGAATATCAAAATTACAAATCAAAACCCGATCTTGAAAGTGATCTAAAATTTTATTCCACGACCCAGCCACACCAAGGTTCCCATCAACCTTATCTACCACAACCTGCACCAAAGGATTCAACCCGGATTCAATTTGATTTATCGCCGCCTCAACAGACTCATCCAATGTTCCAATACGATTTGCCACCACATACAAATTCACAGGCACATCAATCGACTCAACAAGCCTGAGTAAATACTGCCCGCCATTTAAGACAGGAACACCCATGTTTATTTTCATTTCAATACCTCTCGAATCTTCTCTTTGACAACCGGCGTGGCACAGTACCGCCCCACATCTGCCAACGCTTGCCCCATCATTCCATACACTCGCGCCGACTCACAGCGCATCTGCTCCCGAAACACCCAGAGAGCCATAGTCGCCGCTTCCTCATCAGGAAACGCCCACACAGAGCGTTCTGGGTAAGGCGGGTGCGGCATTTCGGGCAGCACCACCGGCTCCTTCTTAAATGGAATTAGCAGAGCATTTGCATTGGTGCAGAAGTCAGTCGTCCCCGAGTAATCCGTTACCATCACCGGCAACCCCGTCACCATAGCCTCGGCAATATGCATCCCAAACCCCTCCGAGCGGTGCAGGGACAGCAGGACATGGCTTTTTGCCATCAACCTCAGCAAATCGGCGTGTTCTTGATTGCCAATGCAAAACTCGACCCGAGTATCACCCGCAATGGTGCGCTCCAATTCCGCTTTTTGTTCATCCGACAAATGAGTGGCCTTGAGAATCAACTTCGCGTCGGAATCCGTGAACGCCTTCTGAAATACTCGGACAACCGCCGCCGGGTTTTTGCGCAAAATCAGCGACCACCCATCAAACGCGCACAACACCACAAAAGGACTGGGCTTTGGACGGGCGCGATACGGCCATTGTTCCAAGTCCAAAGGATGCGGAATATGCCGCACAGGACACTGCAATTTCGCTCGCAACGCCGACGCAAACCACAGGGAAGCCGTCCACACCTCGCGCATACACTCAGACAAGCGCACCCAAGACTCCCAAATCTCTTCCACTTCAGAAATCCAAAATCCAATCGCGGGCGGGCCTGACACCATTTTCGGCCAATGCTCCTTCCAAACCTGCGGCGGGTTGGAGTGCCAGTACACCAAATCCAATCCCGGCTCTTTGGGCTTATTGAGGAATGTCGCTTCTGGAAAATAAGTCAGGTCGTGACCAAGCGATTCCACCAGCTTCAAATTCCGCTCGGCGGCATACGCCAGTCCCGTGTTGTTCTTGTGAGTAAAACAACCAATTTTCATACGCGCCCCCATTTGCCCAATGGACATTCTGCCGTTGCGAGCCGCTGTTTAGCCCCCGAGCATCCACACACTAGGCATTTGCCGGTTCCACCCCATCCGTTGGCATCCCATTGTTCGCAGGCTTTGCACAGCGCAAAGCGTCGATCCACAACTGAGTCAGAAGCAATCCTGCCCCCATCACGCACCCAATCCACCATTGTCGAATTAAAGCTTTTGGCTTTAGTGATAAATGAGGCGTTTTGGCCTGTTTTTTGTAGAAATTCGTCATAAATTTGAAGCGCAAGCTTTTGGATGGCACTGTCCCGCTCAACCTTATCCACCCAATAAGCAAAAAGACGCATTGGCCCAATCCGAGCGAAGCCCCGAGCCAACCACGCCTCCTTAAAGCGCGGGCGAGTGCGCAACGTCAGCGCGTACATAATATGAGCGATCCAGACGTTCATATCCCCCGACGTTCCCACCGCACGATTGCTTGAACCGCTTTCTTTATGTCGCCGTTTTGAGGCGCAACAATCTCCATGTTTGCCCACTCCCCCACCGTCCTGCGCTCAGTAAAAGTGACTAGCGCGTCGTAGAGTTCTTGGGCGTGTGCTTCAAGTTGTTCACGGGACAGTTCAGGCATCACTCATGGGCTTCCGTCAACTCGTACTGCGCCTTCCTTTTGTCGAGGCTCAAACGAATCCACAGCCCGCCACGAGGCTTTGGAGGCCCACCTCGCTCAATGTGCCACCCTCCAATCCCATCGGCGTAGTCATTCTTGTAACCCGCCGAACGCACATGAATTTGACGGCATTGCTCCACACCAAAATTCTGATTAAGACGCACCCTCTGAATGGGCACCATCCAATGATCGTGCGTGTGTCCCGTCCACACAATGTCGGCATCGGCCAGATAAACCGCCATACGATTGGTCTGAATCACACCCCGCGTCACCGGCCCCCCACCGCCAAATCCGTGATGGTAGTGCAATAAAATGGAATTTCGCCTTTTCCCACCGCCATCCAAAATCTGCAACCGCACGTACCCCGAATAGCCACCCATTTTTGCCACGCCTTTTTTGTCGCGCAACCTTTCAACCAACGCTTGCACCAGATTGGTTTCGTGTCGCTTTAGAATTGCCGTCTCGTGGTTGCCGGGATTCACCAAGGCGATTTGATTTTTGTACGGCTCCAGAGCCTTGGCGCAATCCCGCACAATCGCATCCAAATAGTCTCCCACAACGTGCTCGGGCCGAATCTCGTACTTAGTCGAACGCGGATCGAACTTTCCCTGCATGGCGCAAAACAAATCGCCGCCAAACAGAACGGCGGCGTTGCGTTTCTTTGCCAATTCTAAGTGTTTAGTGAACAGTTCCCTGTCGCACTTTGGGTTGTCCCAGTGAACATCGGACGCCAATAAAATCCACTGTTCATCTTGAACACGCGGTAAATTTATTTGAATGGTATGGACATTCCGCTGATGCTCAACAATTTGCCACTTGTTCATTTACAGCAGCAAGGCTTGTCAACCTTAGCCGATAAACACACTCGATCCGTTAGGCCCAACACTCGCCATACTCGCACTTAACGTCCCATTGGGATTCACTCCCGCACACTGCGAAACAGGCCCAACAGTCAATGCGGGCAACTGCAAAGCTCCTCCCACCACATAAGGCACCGCACTTTTGCGCCACAGCGTAAAGTTCTCACGCCAAAAGAACTGAGTCAAATACGGGCCGTAGTATTTAAACTGACACCCGCCACCCACCCAGACATCCCACGTAACCGCTGGGAGTTTAATAATTTGCCGGGTGGATAAGTAAAAGAACGGCCCGGTTGCGGAAGGATCGTTGGTCGCAAATCCCATCCACTTTTCCACAATGTATTTTACAGGAACATTCGTGGGAGCAATCGCTGGAGTTCCTACGGCAGTCTCCGGGTATTTTACAACGGGAGGAAACGAAAACGCCGCTGGAGTCGTGTTGTCTGCCGCCTGAATTGTCCAGTCCCCCGCGAGCAAATCTTGAGCGGTTACATCTCCGTTTTGCGCGACCCGAAAACTTCCATCAGTGCCGTAAATCCACCACACATTATTTTTACGCACTAGCCAATTTGTCCACGCAGACCGCCTGATTTGCAGTCCTAATTTTTTCACCTCGGCCCAGTTCATAAATTAAAAAAGTCGAAGCCGCTGTTCAATTTGTGTCAAAAACGTCTGCGAAGTATGCCGCATAGAGCGCGTAGACAACCCCCAATCCGTTGCCTCCAGCCATTCAATTTCGCAAATCGCGGGGATCACCGCCGCTCGTCCCCCAATTCCATAGTCCGACAACGCCAGCGTCAACGCGCTGGAATTTAACGCCAACGCGACCAGATAAACACCAGGCTGATTCGGATCAAGCAGCGCATACCCAGAACTCTGCGCAATAATTTCACCCATCTCATCCGCTTTTACCCACACGGACAGCGCAGAGATCGCCGGTTGTGCAGGGATTTTCTTTTTCAAAAACCGCACACACAAGAACAAGTCATCTCCTTCTTTTGCCCACACGGGAAGCTGCCCCGTCACGGCCCCAGAACTCACATCCACCGAGATTTCCACAATCGGTGATAACGCACCCTCCACCGCCTCGATCCGAAACGGCACAGTCAGTCGCGCCACCTCACTCGCCGCGTTTTGCGCCACAATTTCCACCGCATACACTCCGTCCCGAGTGGGAATGCCCGAAATTAACCCCGTCACCACATCACACTGCATCCCCATTGGCAAATTAGTTGCCGACCACAGCACCACCGGCTGATTAGCACACGGCTGGTACGCATAGGCGTGCCACTGCCTCGCCTCTAGGACGCTGGTAAAAGACAAGAGGGCAAAATTGCTCATGTTACAGTTGTCCCAAATCGCGAGTCACAGAAATCGGGAAAATTCTGGACGAATTTGTGTACGTTCTTGGCCCGACCCCACTCCACGGTGAGACAACTCGCCATGACAACTCAGCCACCGCCTGAAACTCCGTGCGAACCGGCCCTTCGTAGTTCGTGAAAAGCGCGTCAATCGCAGAAGAATCAGGGGAAAACCTCAATACAAAGAAATCCCCCGAAGCATCATTCTGCCGAGAAAAGTCTGAACTCACCACCAAAGGCGCGGATTCAGCGTCTTCCTTAATAATCAAAACCAGAGAAGTGACCTCTAAATCCACCGTCAGCCCGCGTTTCAGGAAACGCACAAACAACAAGACATCGTCCTTGCCCTTCACCGAAAACACTACCCCGACAGGCGCAGGTTGCCCCAAAAGCTGCACAGTCTTTGTTTCAACATCCACCGCCAAGTCAATCCCGGTGGAAATTCCCGCCGTAGCCTCTGCAATTTCTATGGTCAGGTAATTAGTGTCTGTCCCGTAGGTATTGATGGCGGTAATGCCGACCACCCACACTCCAGTGAGCGTTGCCGTGCCAGAAATTCGACCCAATTCTTTGTCGAACTCCAACCCATCAGGCAACGCCGTACAGTTCCAATCCTCGACAGTGGAGTTGGAAAACACAGGAATCGTCACAACCTCACCTTTATCAAACCCCAGAGCAGTCGCAGACAACAAAACGGACGGAGGGATGTGCGGTGCAACGTCATCCAATGTAACCGTGGCCGAATTAACCGTGCCGCTGTGGTTGGATAGCTTGACGTAGTAATCACCAAAATCCACACCCGCAACCTTGGCAATTACGCAAGTGGAGGCGGTTGCTTCCGCTATAGCAACGCCGCCTCGATACCATTGGTAATCATCGACGTTCGACGCAACAACCGACAGCGTGAAGCTGGAACCGACCTTCACTTTACCCGCAACTGGTTGCCTAGTAATTGCAATGGGCAATGTTTGGTAAAACCTCAGTACCGCAGAGGCAGAGGTGACACTGGTGCCGGGATTAGAAATCACCACCGAGTACCGGCCTAAATCCGATTGAGCAACAACGGGAATCGTATAAGTTGCGCTGGTGGCTCCCGAAATTGCTACTCCGTTCTTTGTCCACTGATACGTCGTGGCGTTGGTTGCCGCTACTGTAAAAGAAGCTCGCGCTCCAGACGCAATACTTAATGCTTGAGGTTGAGCCGTGATGCTAATTGGCAAAACAACCAGAGACAAAGACGCTTCGTTAGAAACCAAATCTCCATTGGGATTTGAAATAACCACAGAATAGACCCCCGCATCTGTCACGCTCGCAGAAGCTATGCTATATGTCGCATTCGTAGCTCCAATAATAGGGATTCCATTTTTTTCCCATTGATAAGCATAAGCATTTTTAGCCACAACTGACATCGCAGTGGCCGTGCCTTTACCAACTGAAATTGACTGGGGTTGCGTTGTAATGCTTGCTGGATTAACGGTTATTACAGCAACATCCGAGTCTACATACGTTCCATCATAAGGATGATAACCCCTAATAAACCATTCTCCTAAATCATCCTTTGTAATTGAACCAAAATTCAATTGAGTGTACCGATCAGATATTATTGCGTAATCGCGAACACTCTTTCCATTATGAAACCATTCCCAGGTCGGCCCTTGGGCGTGAAACTGAAGGTTTTTAATTCGCGCAAATAGATAAAGAGAACTTCCTAAATCAACAACGGCAGACGCAGGGGATGTTATTACTTCTACTGGATTGATTAGAACATAAACTTCGTTTGAAATTATAGTTTCATTTTCAGAAGAAACCAAACAACTAAATTTATTTAAAGGCCCAAAAGTGAAGGGCGCGTGTTGATGGCCCGGTGCCGACAGCCATTTGACCGCAAACTGAGAAGATTTAATACCAGAAAATATAACGTTATCAGGAAGCGGAATACCATTTGATTGCCATACGTAAGCTGTTGCATTTTGAGCAACAACAGAAAACGAACATAGCGGAGACTGGCCTGCAACTAAAATACCACCAGTACCAAGAATATCAACGTAAACCGACTGAGGCTGAGTGATTATTTTTAGGACGGCGATTGTTAAAACCGCTTCATCAGAAATTAAATTTCTTTCAGGATTTGAAATTACCACTTTATACACCCCTGCATCTGCCACCGTTACAGAATCTATGCTATACGTTGAGCTTGTGGCACCAGTAATGTTTACTCCATTTTTCTGCCATTGATAGCCCGTCGCGCCTGTAGCCGCGACACTAAAGGTAGCTGGAGTCAAAGCCGAAACCGCTACAGGTTGCGGTTGCGCAGTGATAGTAATCAGCGGATCGACCGTTAAAGCAGCACCTTTTGAATAAATTTCACCGGCACACGATGATGCAATAACACTATACGTGCCTAAATCTGTTTCTGACCTTACCGCAAAACTATACTCCGCGCCTTCGCCACGGGGCTTTCCGTCCACAAGCCATTGAACAAAAATTGCACCAGTGACAGTAACGCGAAAAGTGGCAATCTCACCATACCTCACCATCACGGGTTGCGGATGCTCGGTAATAGCAAGCGGAACCAATGTTAAAGCAGCACCTTCAGACGTAACACTACCGTCAAGATTAGATACAACGCACGAGTAAATACCTGGCTCGGGGGGGTTATGATGAGGAACGGGAACAGCAACGAACCCGTTATAAGTATCGTTAATTGCTCCCGGAATCACCACCCCGTCTTTTAACCACTGATAAGCGGTTGCATTTTCCGAGTGCGCCCAAAAACCCCAAGCACAACCATCAATAACGCCGACTGGCCTTGGCTGAAAGATAATGCTTGGCAAACTCATTTGCTGATCTCCATTTTGCCATTCAGCATCTCATACGCCACGAAACCACTTGGCGAAGACACATTGTTTTCCGTGTCGAATTGCGCCAATTTTGCGCGAATCACAAACCCGTTAGCGGTTGGAGCCTGACACGCCGACATCGAGCCAAACGACAGCGACGAAGCCAAAAACCTCGCCGCGCCGTCCAGATTTTCAAGCCTCTGGATTTGCAGTCCCACCGAATGCTTTTGCGCCACCGAGCCAAACGTAATGGCGTGAGAAACCGAGGGGGAAAGCCAAGAAAACCCAGATAAGTTTGCTCCAATCGGAGCCGGGGTCGTATCGGAAGAACGCTGCCCAATTTGCAACACTACCACCCATTGCGCCATCGTGTTGCTTGAAAACGAGCGCATCCCCAAGTCAAAGCTCAACCTCACCGTAGAAAGCTGCGGAACCATTTCCTCAGCCAAAAACACCGAGAAAAGCTCACGAGTAAATTCCAACGGGTAATACGAATTAGTTCCGTCCAATTTCTCGACGGGATAGTACAGCCGCCCGTCACACGCAAAGTAATCTCCTGCCGCCACCGTGGCAGCGGGACGCCCAAGCGCAGCCGGTAACGTAATGTCACCAGTTGAAGCGTTACGAAACACCCGTCCTTTTTGATCCACCGCATTAGTCGGGGCCGTAGTCAGCACCGTCGCATTGTGAATAGCCGGTAGCAAACCCGATGTCACCGAGGGCAACGTGGGAATGTCCTGAAGAGATTTTATTAACATACCTAATAGATGGCAGCTACAGTGGCAGGAACCCCTACGCGCAACACTCCGCGAGGATCAGTAACGTCTTCGCAATCGAATTTAGTCAACCGCGCCCTCAAAATCAGATTACCCACGGGCGGTGCGGTATCCGATTTCACCCAATTCCCGTACATTGCCGTTTCAAGCCCATCCGCTCGGAGCCGCACTCCAAATCCATGTCCCGTTTCGAGCCCCGTAATGGTCAACACTTGAGACAAAATCGGAGCAGACCACGCGATACTCGCCAATCCGCTTGCAGGGCCAGAACCGGCCATTGTTTGCCCCAGTTCCAGAATCAATGTTTGTTGAGCTTGCGCGTTTGCATTTTGCAAACTGAGAGCGACATTGCAAACAAGCTCCAGTTGCTTGGAATTGAGCAACATCACCGCGTCTACAGGCACACTAAACAAAGTTTGCTCAAACTCACTCGCGTAGTAATCCGTGTCGCTTCGCACAACTTGATACCAATACCGACCATCACTGGCGAAATAGTCGCCTACCGCCAGCTTTCGAGAATGTCGCCCAGCACCTCCAGGTAATACCAAAGCGGTTGTGGCGCGATAGACATTGCCCGCACCCAACCCCGCGTTTGCCAGTAAAACACCCGTGGCAGTCGGATTCACCGAACGCAGAGCAGCAAGGAGAGGCGGCATTTTTGCGACGGGCACAGGAGGCGTTGTCCCATCCGTCGCTTTGGGAGGAATAGGTGCCGGACAAGGCAACGCAATGGAAAGCGCAGGAATTGAAAACTGCACTACCGGCACAGGCTTATCGGGCACTTTTGGCGTCGCCGCCACAATCGTGGCAGCAACCGCCGCCGTTTTCACGGCTCCTGTCGAACCACCCTGAATTTGCGGCGTCGGCCCCGACGAGTAAACCATTTGAGACGCCACCGAAACCGCAGACAACCCCTGACCATCTGGCAATAACTCGGCCATGTTGGGGATTTGAAACGTAGGATCGGAAAGCGGAGAAAAATTTTGCTGCTCTTTTGCCAGCATTTGCGTGGGCGTGATTGCCGAAATACGGCGATCAAAGTCAGACAAGGAGTCCATCAGCCCCACGACTTGAGCCATCGTGTGCGTGTGCGCTTCAAACGCAGATTTCGGCCCAGCAGCTATCACCGTGAGCACATACGCATTCACTGCTGGAGGAGAGGAAAAATCTAGCCGTACTAGATTTTCACTCATAATAGTCGCTACGTAATCGCCCGCCGATAAGTACGCGCCTGGACTGCTATTACCGCGCACGGCCAAAAATACAGCCCGAGTTCCCAATCCGTGAGTGATCTCAATCCGCTTTGTCTGCCCGTCACCAAATGCGGCAACGTAACTTTGAGTACCAGTGATCACCTGATTCCGCGTAAACGGAATGTAACTTTCGTGGGCTGGCGGACGCAGCCAGTCCGTCTGAGGCACCAATTCTAAGCCTTGCCAGTGCAGCTCCTGTCGAATGGTAAGAGTGGTGCTAAACAGCGTTACTCGCTTGGAAGGCACCGTTAAATTGGCGACATCCGCGACATCATCGACAATGTCCGCCTCGACTTCAAAGGGCACAGTGATGGATGCCTTACCCCGCAATGCGACAGCCAACTCGTAACTGGACAACGAAAGATCAAATCCCGGATCGCCGGGAGGTGCATTAAATACTTCTACGGTGATGGCGGGTACATCCCGGCCATTGAGCTTAGGTCCATCGAGAGTGATCAGCAAATTACCCGAGGAAGGGTTGGCTAGACTGACAGTGTCTCCAAAAATCAACGGCAATTCTTTTGCGTAAACGTCTACGCCGTCGTTTACAGGATCAAGCAGATTAGAACGTGTGTTGCCGGACCTCAGCGAAAACAAACCTCTGAAGGCTGGAGGAATGTAAAGGTTGAATACCGTTGGATATTTTTTAACTACTCCCAAGTCGCTTTCAGAAGCGTCAATAAAGCCCGTCTTCACCTTAGTGACTTTGATGTCGTCCGCCACCATTGCCGACCATTCACCCGCACTTGCTAACGGAGCCTGCATGGGACGCACCTCGTGCAACCAGCGGCCATTGACATCTGTGGCAGCAATGCGCACCAGGCTCACTGGTGTCAGTCGGTTGCTCAAGACTGACATGTCCACAGGCGAAGTTGCCCCCGGCCACTCCAGCACAAAAGAACCCGCGTCGAGCCAGACGTTGACGACCCCCAAAGCCTGAACCGCAGGCACTGCATTTAACAACGCCGCGAGCGCAGAAGCCGTGGCATTATAAGAGATAGCCGCCGTAGTGTTAAGGGCAGAAGTCACATCATTTCCGACCTTAATCTTAAAATCGCCCCCAGTCGGTGCGGCATCAATGAGTCCAACGCTGGCACGAAGCGCACGCACCCCAACGGTGCGCTCTGCAACAGTTTTCGCGTCGAGTAATTCGTAAAACCGAAACGAGAGGGACATGACATCGCCCGCGCTGACCGCCGGAAATACATGCGCCACACTTGTGGTACTCAACTCTGCTGTCGCAATTCGCTTCGTGAGGTTGGCATACAGAATCGGGCGCATGGATGTAATTCCTGCCGCTCTGTCAACCTGACCTTTAACTGGCGTCGTCCTCTGGAGGAAATATCATCTTCAGACCCAAGTTACGCACCAGGTCTGAAAATGGAAACGGGATGACTTCAAACGGAAAAACGGGATTGAGCGTAGGATTGGGAAACTTCTGCTTTCTGAGCAGCTCCGCAATCCTTGCCGTTTCTTTCTGTTCAGCTTCATCCGCCATAAATTATTGAGTCCAAAAGTAACCGGCATTCGATGGCGGCTTTACACCAAAAGGCATCGCCATGAGCGCCTCCAAACGCCCAATCTCGGCTAAAGCACCAAAAATACCCACGCCTGCCGCCGCCAAATTGGGATTGATAGTCACCCCTTGATAGTTGAGCAATGTCAAGAAGGGCACATACCCAAGGTTCCAAAATGTGCTTTGAGCCACATAAACATCCTCTTCGCCGGTAACATCCATCATTCCGGGCGTGTCATTGACCAAATACAAAGTCGCCAACCGCACCTCGTCCACAAGCGGCTCTTGAGGAATCTCACCGGGGCCAATTTCCATCGGAGGCTGATCTCGGGAATATTGCGAGGCGACATGAACCCGAGCCGTATTCTGCCGAACATCCACGGAGTTTCCAGAAATGGAATACGAAGTCATCACCTCGTCGCCGATGCCGGTAAGTTCCCCATTGACGATCAGCTTACTCACACTTAAAACCACCTCGCAACGCAACAACCCCTTGCCGGGAGCTTGCTCAGTGACAGTTGTTCCATTTTGCACTGCATCCAGTTTTTCAGCGACGGAACTTGTTCGCGTGACCCCCATGCTTGAAAAAAAAGGGCGCAACGGCATTTGAGTGCCATCAATCCAAGTAAAATTCGGAATGGGCACCTTGGGCATCTCAAGAACATCGACCAGAATTACCTTCTTTTTGTCATCGGGATCGACCATTGGAACCTTTGCCGGACGCCCATTCACAAAACCGGGCACCATTTGAAGAAAATACTGCTCGGCATTGGAGTCCCAACCCAGCGTGACTTTCCACGGGTGCTCCATTCCAGCCGTGGCGTTCCGGGCTGAGATATATTGCCCCGCGTTCCCGCTGCCCAGAGTGATATTCGTCCCGGCGCGAAGCGTGTGACGCTGGACGCTTTTTACCAGATCGTTCCACTGCTGCACATCCAGTTTACGCGGCATAAACAAGGTACTGAATGGTCTTGTCTTCTTTTACAAATGCCTGAAATCTAAGGTTAAAATACGTCACCTGAGTGTATTTCACCGCGCCATCCTTGGAGTCCACGACGCAAATAACGTGCTGCACAGTCGAGTCACCATCGGCCTTTATGATGTTTTTGGGCGCATCCGTAACAACCACAGTGATGCCGTCTTCGTTCGCTTTTTTAATCTGATGATTTTTGTCTAAGGTCAACTCTAGACAGATAAAAGAGCGCCCATCTTTTTTAGTAAAGTCATGCGTGATCACCGGCATGACTCCATCGGCATCACCAGATACCGGCTTCTTCTCAATGGTTGGCTCTTGGTTGTTAATGACCCCAAACCCCACAATGAATCCACCTTCACCCGTAGGCGTGACTCGAAACGCGGCTCTAACTCCCATGCCTTGAGACTTAGACGACAGCACTGTGCCATATGGCGTTTCCAAACACACGATTCCAGCACCGGCCCTTGGCCGAATTGCCTGCACTGCTGCCACCAGAGCATTCCATTTTTTTGGAATTTGTCGGACAGTTTGAATCTTCAAACTTTCAATTGAGGCGCTCATTTGTAGTAGATGTCCGTGTTCCATCCCCCGCGCCCAGAAAGCATCCACTCTTCCGTAATCTCATAGTGTTTGCCGCGCTTTCGACTTCGCACCGGCATCGTCAGCCAATTACGAACACCACTTCCTAAACTGGGTGGAGTTTTTTCCGTGTCTGGAACTTCCACGACATGCCCAGGTGCCCCTGATGGAATCTTTGCTTGCACGGTAATCTTTCGCCAAATTGCACCAATATCAATGAAGCTTTCAATACCAAACATGGGATTGCTGTTTTCCGTTCCCCCGGAGGATATTCCTCTCTTAGCCGCTGCGCCGGTCAACACCCGAGGAAAGTGCAACCCCTCATCATCTTCCCAACCTTGAAATGCCGTGAGGAGCTTTCTAATAAAAGGATGCGCCTGAAGCGGCACATCGCGCTCAGTCGTTTCTAGCTCGTATTCTGCGTAGTCGGTTTTTTGATATAGCCCCTCATAAAACCAACGCACAATAGCCCAAGAACCCCCGTCTTGAGGTGACACTTGTTTGCGCATCACAAGCATGTCAGCCGGAGTCAAATTACATCGCGGTGTACTACCTTCCACATCGTATTGCCCAAGCGCCTCCGCGCCGACAATCTTTAGCGCCATCGTGGCGTTAGCTACTCCCCACTGATCCAGTGTCCACGACTCCAAATACGGAACGCCAAAATAACCAAGAAGCTTCATTAACGCAGTCCCTTTCCTTTTCCACTGCTACCGATGTCACCTTCGCTGATGGCGTACAAATAAGGACTCCAACCTCCGCGCCCACTGCGTTGCCATTCTTCAGTCACCTCCCACGCCGTGCCTCGCCACCGAGCTTTTGTCGGCATTCGCAGCCAATTATATTCCGCAGTGGAGACAGTTTTGAAATCTTCCCCTGGCGGGTCTTCAATCGTAGCCGCCATTGCAGAAGGAATTTCATCAGTGGAAAAAGTCCGCGTATAAGTCGCTCTCACATCCAAATAGGAATCCACTCCAAAAAGGGGATTTTTACTCTTATCCTTAAGCCATTTTGGAAATCTAAGGCGCACCAATCCACCCTGCAACCCTTCATACGTAGTAATCAGTTGAGCAATGTGAGGATGTACCTCAATGGGCAACTCAGCCATACGTGTCGTCAATTCTGTTGGCATGGCATCCGGGTGCGTCTTTGCGACCAACCCCTCGTAAGTCCACCGCGTGGTCCCATTCCAGCCGCCATCATCAGCAGAAATGTCGGTACGAATCAGCTTCAGGTCACTGACCGTTATTCCGGCGGTTCCATTGTGAAATAGTTCTGGGGTTTTATACCATTTTTGCTCCAAAACCACGCGCTTAAACCCGAGGCGATCAATACTTTCATCTGCCAGAGTCGCCTGAATGCTATTGTAGCGCGTGATCCTTGCCATTTTAATAATTCATGGGGTCAACTGGGTTCTTATCCGCCGCAGTTTGCGCACCGGCTTTTGTCACTAATTGCTCCATCAGCCCAGCAATGCGCTGGAGTCGGTCTAATTGCTGACGCGGCACATCGCCCCCAGCGGCTTCTCCCGAACCGCCCCCCAACCGAGCTAAATCACTTGTCACTGTAGGAGTGGATTGCCTCGTAATTTCACGTTCTGTCGCGCCTTTGGCCGTCGTGAGTTGCGCGTATTCCTTAGCCTGCGCTTCAACCTCTTCAGGCGACTTGCCCTTGCCTCCAAACATTCCCCGGCCCTGCTCATACGCGCTGTCATACTGGCTCTTATCTTCGCGAGTGTCCGCTTGTTTTCGGTAATAGTCGCGCTCGTCTTTGGATTGCGCCTTGCCTTCCAGCGTGCGATACGCCTGCACTTGCTGACCTCGCACGGCCTGCGCCACCTCCAGACGCTTCTGCCTCATGTTTTCTTCAGCCTGAAACTTTTGAGCATCCACCGACGCACTTTGTCCGCGCACATCAGAGTTTAAGGTATGAGCGTCGGTGCCCCGGACACTCTGAATGATTTCGAGCTGTTTAGCGGCAGTGCCATCATCCTGGCCGGAAGCTATTTTCCTTTTCAACTCCTCTTCTTGCTTTGCCAGTTCAGCGTCTGGTTTTTCTTTGAGCGCCGCTTTTTCCTGCGCAAGCTTTAACTCAGTCTCCGCAGCCTTGATCCGGGCCTGCCCCTCATCCACAGCCCGCTGGTAGCTGTTGCTTTTCAGAGCAGCAATGAACTGCTCCATTTGCAAACGCCTTGTATCCTTGGCCTCATCCTGTTGCCCAACCGCTGCCGCCTGTACATCCTGCTTACGTTGCTGCTCAACATTGATTGACTCTGTACGTTGCGCAGCAATGCCCTGCGTGACCTCTTCCTTGTTGCCGTACCCCGAGTTCGCCTTGGTTTCGCGAGCCAAGTTAGTTTCTGCAATCTGCTTGGTAAACTTGGCTTGCTCCTCGTCCATCAGAGACTGGTTATTGCCATACGTCCCAGATGCCTCTATTTGCTTGCGATACGCCTGAATGCGCTCCTTGTCTTCTGCACTAATCAAGTCGCGTTTCTCAGTCTTACCATCTTTTTGTACCTCATATTGAAACCCCTCGCTGCGGCTTCCACTCAAACCTCCATTTCGGACTCTGCTTGCCACTTCATCAATTTTTTCCAGATTGGCCTTAGCCTCCTCCATCGGCGCAATTTTCTGAGCAATTGCCTCTTGCGCAACAGCCGCTTTTTGCTCCACCAACCCGCCTCCCCGTAATCCCTTATCAATTTGAGCGGCAGTTTTCCCCTTGTTTTCAGGGGCAGATAAGTAGATGTCCTTGGCCGTGATTTCTTTACGGGCACGTTCCTGCTCAATTTCCGAGTTTCTCTGAGCCGCTTTTTGACTAGCAAAAACCCCAGCAGCAGCTACTTCGCTGTTTTTGGACGCGATATAGCTTTCCCTCACCTTCTCGGGGCTATTTTCCTGAATGAATAAAGCGCGGCGATTTTCCAAATCTGCCTTTTTTGCTTTTTCTTTTTGAATCGCTTCAGTTGCTTCTCTTTTGGCTTTTGCGCTCGACTGTGGATCAGCTTGAGTTTTGGAGAGCGACGCAATTCGCTCGGAGGAGTCACTAATCGCCGCGTCCAGGCGCAACTCTTCGGAGCCGCTTTCTAACTCCATTTTCCGCTTGGTTGCCTTCCCCTTTTTAGCGGCAATCGCATTGTCATGCTTTTTTAACTCTTGCTCTAGCGGGTCGCGCTTTTGGAAATTCGCGGAACGTGCGTATTCAAAATCTCCCAACTCCATCTCTTGCGTTTCTGCAAGTGCTTTATTTTCCGACTCCAACTCTTTTAACTTTTTGCGCTTTGCATCGGCTTCATCGGGCGCGAGTTCTTTTTGCTGAGATTCAGCAATAGTACTATCTTTTACTGCCCCTTGATATTCCTCAGAATTAGTCACCGCCACCTTTTTAGCTCGCTCGGCATCCGCCGCAGCCGACTTCTTCGCCCATTCCGCCGTGTTTTGCATTGCCGCAGCCAGCGCCTGCTCTCCACTCAATGCCTCTGCAAGCCTATCCTTGGAAACCTGCTGGAGCTGACGCTCCAACGCAATGCGCTCCTTGAACCGCTTCAACTCATCCACCGACATCGAAGAAGTGGCTCCCAAGTTCTCAAACTTGTTCTTGGTTTCCGTTAAAGTTGCGATGTCCGCTCGCTTAGAGTTCACCTTCGTCTCGTAAACTCCCTGAGAAATTTTTGCAGTCCCCTCTTTGCGCAACGCCAGAAGGTCTTCTTCGTTTTTGGCGATTTCCACCAAGAGTTTTTGGTAAGCTTCCAAGCGATCCACCGCCGAATTCGCAGCGTTCCCCGCCGCCAAAATACTTTCCGCAAAGGCGCGAGTGGCGTCGGCGCTCTTCTTGGCTTCATCCTGCGCCTTCCACACATCAGCAAAGCGACCATACACGTAGGTAACCGCTGAAATCACCGCAATAAGAGCCAAATACGGAGCCAGCGCCGCCATTATTGAGCCCGCCAACAGTCGCACTCCACCCACAAGCCCCACTAGCCCCTTTGTGAACAGTCCCGAGTTGAGCGTGCCCGCTTGCGCTGCCGCGCTATACTTACTGACAGCACTAGACAACTCCGCGACATTTCTCACCCCGGCACTCGACATCGCTCCCGCCACCTTGATTGGATCAACCCTCTGTTGAGCCATCAATGCCGTCTGCACTGCACTTTTCGATCCCGCCAAATTGGGCGGAAGAGCCAAACTTTTTGCCACTTGCTCAGACACGCTTCTTGGCACCGAATCCACACGCTGACGAGCCTCCAAGGCTGACACTCTAGCCACCGCAGCAGCAGGAGAAGACGCCCCTAAATCCGCTGCCATTTTTTTAGTTGCCGCCGACGCTGGGTTTGTTCTTAAAACCGTCGCCGCCGCCGCCAAACTATCCGTGCCAGTAACCTTTAAGACACTATTGATTTTTGCGGCCTGCTGTAACTTTGCAAATTTTTCCCTTATTCCATCAATGGTCGCTCCATACGCCTGCCCCCAACTGGTGCTGGAAGCTCCCGCTGCCAGTGTCGAGAACGCTCCCTTTAACTGCGCCAGCTTTGCAGCCGCGTGAGCAATCGACAATACAAGCGTGCCCCCAATTAACACCGTAACAGCTTGCACCACAGCAGTAGCGATATTTCCAAAGACCTTGGTTTCAATTGTAAACGCAGAAATTGTGGATTTGATGTGCTCAAAAAGTGTAGGTAAAAAACCAAACGCTTTTCCCGCTGCTTCCGCCGCTGGTGTGAGTGCCTGTAATTCCTTGGTTTGCCGAGTCAAACTCATCTTTTCCGCTTCCGCGCTACCCTCAGCAAAAACTCTCTGCGCTTGCCCAATCGTATCAGCCAAAGTAGTCTGCAACGTCGTCAGTGACTTGGCTAAAATATCAGTGGAGCCAGCCGCTTTTTTTAGATCACCTTCCGCCGCACTAAACGCCTCTCGGAATATAGTTCCAACATCCGCGCCGCTTTCCTGTAACATCTCGATTTTATTGCGCGTCACGCCCGACATCAGCCCAAGTTCTTGCAGCCGCGAAGTGGCTTCTCCCACTCCACGATTGGATTTCAAGCCGTCGTACATCCGCCCCCAAATTACCGAAAGCTCCTCCATAGGCACCCCTGCCAGCGCCGCGCCATCGGCAATGTTCTTCAGCGCCTCTTGCCCACTGTACGCTCCTCGCGTGAGCACCTCCAGATTCTTGGACGCCTTCACCACATCATCCATGCGAAATGGTGCTGTCTTGGCAAACTCAGACAATTCCTGCACTCGCTTACGCGCTGCCTCCGCGCTCTTGAGCAAGGGCGTGAATTGGCCTTTGTAAATTTCAAACTTGGCTACCAACTCCATCCCGTCTCGCAACGCTCCAGTGGCATTCACAATGCCCCGGATTGCAGCCGTAACGCCAAGCGCCAAAGGCAACGCAGACGCAAAAGGCCCAAGCAACGAAGCCTCTATCACATTACGCATTCCGCTCCACGCCGCGCTTGCCACCGAGCCCCCTTGCGCTATTTGCGCCATTGGTCCCACCAAATGCACCATATTGGCGCGAATCCCCTGAACACTTTGTTGCAGGCCGGTTAGGTTAGGTTGGTTTTGACTCATTGTTTCCCTAATTTTTCGTTCACTTTTGCCCAGTACTCGGCATTTGCACGCTCCCGCGCCGCTGCGTACTCCATTCCGTCCGCAGCGTATACCTTGGCCTGCTCATCAATCCCTGCTTCACGCTTTTTGACATGCTCTTGGAAAGCCACCTCGTCGTCCGGCGTCCAAAAGTCCACATCCGCTCCGTCTTGCCTCGCAAATAGCGTGTTGTACCAACGCAGCTTTCCAAGCGGCATCATCCACGCCTCAATCTCACTCACCCCGGTGGACTTAAAGTAATACGTCACCGCTTCAAAATTGTCGTCTACGTCGGGTTCTTTGGTGCCAGCTTGTTTTTTCTCCCATAACTTGGGACCAGAAACAAAGTCATCCAAATAGGTTGAGAACTTACGCAATTCTTCCGCGAAGTTATATTTACGAATGCGCAAAAACCACAGAAACCGCCTCCAACGAGAATCCAATTTTGGCAACTGCACCATCTGTGGATAAACGGTCTGACACACTCGCACCGCGTATTCCAAATCCGCTACGTGCGCCAGCTCGCCCAGCAACAACGGAGAATTAGCGACCTCTAGTTGCAGCTTATGCCAACAGCAATACGGCAGCAGTTTCTGCCCAAGCACTGTGTGCTCTGCGTTTAGAAATGCTTCCGCAAACTTGGTATCGACGACAAAGGAACTGGACATAAAAAAAGGGGGCAGTGGCTATAACCACTACCCCCAGTCAACAGTTGCCGGAGCGTTACGGCCCGAATTCAAACACCTTCTTTTCGGTGCGCAGTTTAACGAAGTCCTGGTTGCTCGCCATGATTTCCAAACTGGTCGTGGCCGTAGACCCAGTTGCGTCGAGATTGCCAATGGCAGTCGCCGTGCTGTATTCGGTTTCAGAGATGGTTTCCACCATACCGCGCATCACCAAAGCGACAATGTCGCCTTCATTGTTTTTTGCCTCGTTACGACGGGAAAATTCTTTGGAACTGGAGTGTTCAAGAATCTTCTTTGTATCCGTTGCGGTGCCCGTTCCAAATTTGTAAGCGCCCGCTGCTCCAAGTGTTTTGAGTGCCATATAAATTTACGTTAATGTTCTACTGAATGCTTGGGTATTTCTCGGCTTCCAAACGGATTTTCGTAAAGTCTGACTGACTTGCAGTCACCTCCACGCGAGTCACATCCGCGCCCGTGATGCCACCACAAGTGATTTGACTACCGGGGTCGGGAGCCGTGGTCACGTTAGCATAACCCGAGATGGACAGCGTTTGCTTTTCGCCGCCGATCAGCAACCCGACTGTGTCGCCTTCGGCATTCACCGCAGGCACATTGATTGTAAATTCCTTCTTGATGGATACTTCGGTGACTTCCTGAAGCCCATCGTGAGTCGCCGTAAACGAGCCAGCTCCAAATTTTAAACCGCCGAGATGTTCAACTTTGATCGCCATACCAGATCGGCGCGGTGTCAACTCGCGACACTTACCCCGGCCCGTAGTTTCAAAATGTCCCCATGACTACGCTCCTTAGTCGCGTCTTCCTGCCCGAGCACGCAGAATCCATGCACCGTAATGTCGTCAAACGCGCTGGCAAAAAGGCAACCCGGTGCGCGGAAAAAATCACAAACCTGCCTAAACCTCCGCTTGGAACGCTCCGTAGCATCTCCGTCATCCGCCGGGACCACGGAAATCACCGACACATCCACCAAAAATGCCAGCCCATTAGAATCCTTAGCTTCACTCTTTTCCGCAATCACGCACACATACTCCGGGGGCCGGTCATCGGAGGCTCTCCCAGGCAATACAGCGACATCATCCACCACTAACCCCAACAAATCCGCCAATTCTTTCTCTACCGAGTGCCGAATGTCGTTCATACTTAGAATCCTCCTCCCGTGTCCCCCAGTGGCCCCAAGTCAACCACCACAGCACTTCCAATGGGATTTAGTTTTCCAATGCGCCACTCCTCCCCGTCCACCGTGATGCGCTTTCCTATGCCAATACTCAAGCTCACCACATCTTCTTTTTTAATAGTGATGCGCAGCTTGCTTGTTTTAGCAAACCCACCTGGCCCCAGATTATTTCCGACCTCGCCCACTCCACTAACAATCACACTCAGCGGTAATCCCGCGTAGATCGCTTGCGCGGGCATTTCTCGAAATGCAGCCTCATCAGAGAGCGCAAAAGCAGCGTCAAATCTCATACGCAAGAAGGCGGTGTCAACAACATGGCACTCACCATGTGTGACACCGCCTTTTGCGATGCAAGAAACCAACCAAACTACGCTGCGTAACCCGTCGTAATCAACGTGCCGCTGTTTTCGTTGATGACCTTTTCGTCCGTATGCTGCCGAACGCGAATGACATCACTACGGCGGGGCTCGTCACGATAAGTCTCAACGACAAACAATGAAGAGGCGTCTTCTTCCCAGCACATGGTGCGACCTGCACCGCCTGCGTTAGGATCGCCACCCGTGACGTTTCCGACCCAGATGTACTGGTCGCCCCAGACATAAGCCAAGCTCGCATCACTGACCGAGGCACCCTTCTTGGCCGTGGAGTACGTCGATTCAGCAATGAGAACATTGACCTGCGCGGATTCAGAGAACGCAGTAGCAAACTCAGCCTTCCCGATGGACTTATTGCCACCGTAATCACCGTACAAGTACTTACGCAAAAGCGTGGAACGACGAATCGTTTTCCACACATTACGGCTCAGAATAATGGTATTCACCTGTTCACCACGTTTCTGCACGCGGGCAATCGCGTCTTCGATGTCGCGAGCCACATCCAGCGACGCAATGTTCGCTTCAGTGTACGCAGTAGAGGCTTCCTTGGTGCCCCAAATCGAGGGATTAAAACAGGAATCAGCCACGCGCTTTTCGTAGGCAATAGCCATATTGCGCTGCACTAACTTTGCGCTCGTAGATTCGGCATCAAAAAAACGGCTGATGTCGAGGGCGTCGGCATCGTCAATGACCTCAGTCAGACCGCGATCCGTACAGAAGAAACGATCCTTCTCGTAGGTGCGATCCACTTCTTTGTAGGCCGTGCGAGGAGCGCGAATCGTAGAATCACCCAAGTCAGAGGCCAATAATTGACCACTGGACTTTTTGATTTTACGGAACTCGCCGTACTTGTTCTTCGTCATCCAGATGGGGTAAACCTGCTGGGCAATGAAATACGTGTCCGCGAGGAACGCTTCTTCGACTACTGCCTGTAGTTCAGGCCGGATTTCGGCTTCAGTATTAGAATACATGGTCTTTTTCTATTTTTAGAGGTTTACCGCACCCGTCCCTGCGCCGGTTGAGGGAGCCGCAATGCCGGGAATCACGAGGACTTCCAACAACTGCCCAGCGGAGTCAGCATCTCCAAGAGCGACCCCGTACACGGGAGCAGCGTTGGCGGAGGCAGAGCCGTCAGTGAGAGCCACCCATTTGGCGACAGCACCATTGGCGGCTCGCTTGAGCTTGTCGCCACGAGCAATCACACCCGCAGAGCGCACTTCCAGCGTGCCGTGAGAGTTCCAGAGCCGAACGCGAACGGGACGCTTAGAGGCGTTATTGTCGGCGACAGAACCGTCGGGGTTAGTGGACGCGACAGGAGCGTTCAGGTTGGAGTTTTCAGTAACACCGATTTCGATGTCCTGTACGCCAGCCGGTACGATGTACCCGCCTGCCGTGAGTTTAACCCGAACCCCGTTAGTGATGCCGCTACTGAGCGAAGGATCGCTCAAAAACGTGTATTCAGAAAAGCGTGAGATGGACATAAGTAGATTAGTCTTGGGTTTTAACGATGCCTTTGGCAGACAGGTACTTAACGTAGGATTGAGGGTCTTCCTTTTGGGCAAAAGCGATGGCTTTTGCCTTGGTCATTCCGTCACTGACGAGCGACGCAACGTGCTGCTCAAAGAGGTGCTGCTTAGGTGTGCCAGCTTCAAACATGCGCTCTCCATGTCCACCGTGGGACAGTGCGCCTGCGCCACGAGTGCGGAACGCATAACGAAGTGCTTCGTTTTCTGCGGAAAGTTCCTTGAGCTGCGAAACTAGCGCATCCACCTTTTCGTTTACGGATTGAGCAACTGCTTCGTGTTCCGCTTGTTCAGCGGCAGCAAATTCACGCATCCGCAAATTTTCCAAAGCGGAAAGGCGGCGGTGTAGCGCGGTACCCACAGACTCACCTTCACCCGCTTCACCTGCTTCGGAAGGATCACCCTCGTAGCCTTCTTGGCCTTCTTCGGCTTCTTCGGCTTCTTCGTTATCGTGGGCGTGGGCGGCTTCCATCACCGATTGCTGGAAGTCTTCCACATGCTCGACACGCGAGCTTACTTCCGACAGTTGCTGGGAAAGTCCCTGGAGCGCGTTAAGCACATCGGCAAGCGACGGCTCATGGCCTTGATCTTGAGTTTCAGTTGGGTTCATGTCCCCAAAGTTTTTCGTGTCAACTTTGGCTTCAAATAACCCGTCCGGGTTAGCGGCGGGTTGCGCCACCAAATCCACCGACACCAGCTCCTTGCACCGAGCAAATTTGCGTCCGCCGTGCTTTTCGTCGTCGCCCATAAAGGCGGCACTCAGCCCAATGTTATTGGGCATCCGCTCGGCCAGCTCGATAGCCTGGGCATAATTCGGATGCGTTTTAAGAAGATGCCAGTCTCCCAGCAGTTTTTCTCCATCCACCCGAAAGTTATCCAGGTAGCCACACACCGCATCCGCGCCGGAGCGATGGTTCCATTTAACGGGGACCGTCCCCCGCTTTTCAGCGCATTCCTTGAGTTGGTTGATCGTTTTACGATCCACCTCAAGCTCGTGTCCACGGGCGGTAATCCCCCCCGTGATGACACTCACCCCGTATATGATGCCGTTGTGGGCATCCACTTTGGCGCGTTCCAGCGCCGTATGAAATTCGTAACGTGACAAGGCGTTCCCCATGCGGAGAACGCCTGTGTCAACTTAACGGCTAAAAGCAGCCTTGGACTAAGATGGCATTAAATTACCACCAAGATTTGCAGCAACCCTCAAAAGATTCACACCACGCTGAACATGAAACCCATCCGAATAAGTTCCCAACGCGGGAGCCTTTAAGCCTTGATCATCTTTTACATGGCTCCAAGCGGCGTGTTCAGGGGCCATTACGTTTCTATCGTAATGCTTCCTTGAATAGGTATTTTTCAACCCATTGATGATTCCTTCACGTTGATATGTTTTGTCCCAACCGGGTTGCCCACCAAGGGAAGCATAGTCTTTTGCGTGACCAATTTCATGCTCAACCAGTGCTCTTGGCGCTTGGTTTTTTGTGCCAATAAATCCCTTTCCCTTTGGCACAAAAAAGGCGTTTTTACCTCCAACGAGCATCGCTCGCATAGGGACAGCCTTGATTGTGGCACCAATCGGTCCAGACCCATTCTTGCGGAGCAACCCTCTGATTTCACTGTAATTTCCAGCGTGATCGACTCCAGCCTGCGCCGAAATGGCTTTTGCATCTTCTTGCGGGAGGGTTTTTAGTTGCGAATGGAAATCGCTGCTGTTGCGAAACGCTTTTCTCCCTTTGTAAAGATCATGCAGACCCGCTGCCGCCAATCCTCCAACAGCAATACCGCCGCCAATCTTTAGCGCCTTTTGGCCCAGATTAAATTCAACAAGCGCCGCATCGAGCTTTGCTTCTAATTGCTGCGCAGCTTGAGCTTTGGGCTGAGAATACTTTTGATAAATCGCACGGGCATCTCGGCCCTGATGACCCACACTCTGACCGACTAATTTACCACCGCGTTTACCCAAGGCCGCACCCACACCAGCACCCAAAACCGCCGCCCCGAGTCCTGTGCCAGCAATTCCACCAGCACCGCCACTGTGAGGAATAATTGAAAATGGCTCCCGCATCCGAGTTTTAGCATTTGCAAGATGCCCCACTGCGTATCCAAGCCCGCCGCCAATTAGCGCACCCGTAAGAGTGCCTTTGGCAGTTTTTGTAGTTACATTCAACGCCGCATGACCGCCCGCTTTCAATTTGCTCTGCGATGGATGTGCATCATAAGCCGTCACAAGAGGATTGCCAAAAATTGCGGTTGCCAGAGGGCGCGGATGCTTGACGGGCACACCCTGCTCATCGACTGCCGGTTGGTTGAATTCCTTTAACTGGCCTTGAGCCTCATACTGCTTCACATCGCCAGAACTAAACGGACGAGCCCGGTACGCATTCCCAGTCACATCTTTGGTGAACTCAGGAGTCACTGCCGGAATGGGAAGCTTGGGCGTCTGCCACCTTCTCACCGCCTGCTTTGCATAGTCACCAATTCCCATGCCGGTCTTATTTTTCAAAAGCGCATTGGCTCCGTAACCCGCGAGTCCCAACCCCGCCGCAGTTGTGGCGTAACGCCCGATGCGGTGCATGGTACTTTCGTCGTCTTGGCGCATTTGATCGAACTGATTCAACTTTTCGTTCAATGCTACCAATGTTTCAAACCTGATGTTTTTGCTCATATATTCTTTCGCTTTATCAACTGCACCTTTTCCATAAACCCCAGCGGCTGCGCCAGCACCCAACAACCCAAGAGCGCCCAGTTTACTGCGCTGGCCCACATGGACATGAATTTGCTGGGGCTGAGGCGGTGCGGGCGGTTGACTCCTATAAGCCGCCGTCATGGAATCTGGGTCCATTCCCTTCGTTTCGGCTCCCTGAAAACGCCCCTCGTTATCCCTTGGGCGTCCATCAAATTCACGCAACCGCTCTAATATACGTTCAAAGAAAAATCCTTGCCCAGGAAAATGGTAATGCCCGTCTCCGTGGTCAATCGTTGCGCCTGTAGCAGCGTCAATGATAGGTTGCGCTGCTTTTTTTACATTTCCCACTGCCGCAACCGCTTTTTTCCTTAATTCTGCGGGCATATTTTTCATTGCCTGCGCACCCTTTGCGACAACCATTGCGCCTCTCACGGCTTGGCCGGGGGCTTTAGGGTAAGCGTACCCTGCGGCGGCTCCGGCTCTTGCCCCCACAGTCCCGCCCAGCGCCGCGCCTTTTACGGCACCGACCACTTTTGGAAAATTCGGATGCCGCGCTGCATAATAAGCTCCAGCTCCCAACGCGCCGATTCCAGCAACAGCGCCCGCCACTTTTAATGCACGCTTCCCAGAGGAGGGCGCGGGTTGCTCAGTGTAATTTCTATTATCGTTGTTCATAATTTTTAGGTGAAAGCATTAGGAATGTACTGATTGACTTTTTTTACAGTGGATTTCACTAAGTTTTCCCCCGTCTTTACATACGGATGCAACGCGCTCCGAGGGTCTTGCCCACGCTTTACAGCGTGTGCAGCCAATAGTAAGCCTCCCGTTGTCATCGCCGCATTTGCTGCGCGGTTAAACCAAGGCTTTTCCCACTCCCGCTTCTTGACGCGACCCCATTGGTCTTTTTGACGAGGTTCTCCACGAATTACTGATGCAGTGTCCTTGAGCAAGCCACCACCACGCCCAGCATACTTGTTTGCAGTTTTGGCCGTGTTGTACACCGAGCGAAGCACTTGCCCGTGCGCCAAGGGAATATCCACCTCACTTTTTCCTCCAGAGGCATCACGGACATACGCTTTTTGATAGCCCGTGGCCGCTTTTAACGGATGAAGAAAACGTCCGTCCTCTCCAATAAATTGTTGCCCCCCGCCAAACTCCCTTAACCGTACCCGAGCGGACATCGCTTTCTTGAATCCTCCATCAATAATGTTATCCGCAAATGATGGTAGTGTTTCTTTTGCCACACTGGCCGCTGCTGCGGGGGCTTTAGTTGCCGCGTGCGTTGCGGCTTTTACCCCGGTTTTAATAGCATCCCCGACATTTGATGTCGCTTGGTGTAGCCCACGCATTTTCCAGCCCATTGCGTTTCCTGCAAGGAGCGATCCAACCACTGCTGCCGCCGCAATTTTTCTTTGGTTTTCAGACTTCTCGTGCCAATACTTTTCCCGGCGCTCACGAGGACGCGCCCCCGGTGCAAACACTCGCGCCGAGCGACCACGCTCATCCCGCACATCCCAATTCGGGGCGCTGTTATCAAACATCCGCGCTGAAACCAGCACCGCTTCAAGCAGTTTACCTTCATTAATTTTTTGCTGCGCCACCGCTCGATCCGCCGCTGAACCCAACGCCGCTGTGCGGTGAATTTGCCACCTCTGACGCGCCTTCTGTTTTGCAGCGGCAGTTTTAGGGGCTCCCTTGCCTCCACTCGCTGCCGCTTGCAATTTATTCAACCGCGCCACCTCCTTGGGGTCTAATCCGCGTAAATTTCTTTGCTCCACTTTTCCAAACGGCTTCAGTCCGCCATACCCGCGTTCCGTGCGTAATTGAGCGGCGCGGGCCAACCGCTCTACACTGCCACGCCCCTGCGGCATTACAGGAGAACGTGCGGGCGTTACCGGCTGCGCGACTCTTGGAAATTGCGAACGAATGGCTTGTTGCGCCGCTTCACGTTCTGTCGGGGTAGACCCCAGGTGAGCCGTGCGGTAGAGTTGCAGTTTTTGACGCGCCGTTTGACGCTCTGTGGCGGTGGCAATTCCGGGGACTTGGATTCGTTCCGCTTCTCGCTGCACCCGAGCCAAACTATCCACCTGACCAGGAATCAGCTTACCTAAGCGGCGTTGTTCCGGCTTACTCAAAGGCTTTAAGGCATCGTAGGCGCGAGTTTTCTTTAATTGCGCGGCTTTAGCCAAGCGATCCACCGTGTTTCGGCCTTGAGGCACAACTCCCTGATATTGAGGCCCATTTATGGGAATTACATTTCCCGCTGCGGGCATTCTCTTGGCAATGTCTTTGGGCACAGGACGGGCCGCTGGCTGATACCACGTTGAGCGTTTAGTGATAGGAACCGGCACAATCACCGATTTAGGCTTAGGCACCGCGCCCTGCCCCAGCGTGCTGCGATCAAAGGGCCGCAAATTGATAGTGGAATTTCCCGGCGCATACGTTTTAGCCACCGAGGGCGCACGCAATGCTGCTGGACCGGCTTTAGGGGCTGACAAACTTCCGCCGCGCAAACTGGGAGGAATCGCCCCATATTTGTTGATCAGCTTGTATGCCCCGTAAGCCGCGCCCCCCAAAGCCGCAGTCTTCAACACCCCACGCAACATCTTTTTACGCTCCGAATCCTGCTTTTGAGGAGGGTTCTGAGGATTCTGGGCGTTCTGAGGGGGATTTTGAGGCGTTTGCTCAAGAGGCAAATCGTTGGGCTCACGGGCGGGCATACGTTACCTTTCGTTGTCAACCTGCTGGGATAACCCTTTTTTGAGTTTTGGAGCTTGAGGCACCATCGCCTCCGCCCGCTGAGGATCAAGCGCGTACAACTGCACTAAAGTTTGCACCGCTGAAGCGCGGTCCATGACACCTGTACCCACCTTTTCCAAAATATCCAACAAAGGCTGCACTCCCTTGTCGCCCTGCTCCCCGACCATCCCAGGCGGAGGGGGCGGTGGGTCTTGAGGTGGCGTGTTAATCGCGGCCAGCGCCTGAGTCGCATTGGGCCAGCGTTGCGAAATCAATTCAATAGGCACCTGTGATTCTCCAGCCAACCGCTGAAGAAATTGCATTTCAGACGCGGCTTTCCGGGCCGTTTCCTCAAAAGTGCTGCCGTTCTCTGCAATAATATCCGACATCGTCAACGCGCCGTTTTGAAGAAGCTGTAAGTTTGCAGATACGTCGTTTTTGTAATCCCCGGTTAAAGTGGCTCCAAACCCCCACTTCCCATGCCGCCATTTGGGATGATCCGGCAACTGACCCGAAGCAATCCCTCTCGAAATCACCGCGTCGCGCACCTTATCCAGCACCCGCTCACTTAAAAGTTTCTGCCATCTCTTAATGGTACGCATCGCTTGCGCCACTTCGATTCGGCCCGTGTGCCCCGAAAGCGCACTCATGTCGTACACAAAACCATAAGGCAAATTCATCGCCATCGAAATCTCCCGCACCATCACCTCGACAAGCGACATAAACGCCCCGTTGGGTCGGGTCATCGCCGGGGTAAACGTCACACTTTCCCCATCCGGCATCCGTAAAATCTTCCCCGGCTCCATCGTCATCGTGTTGGGGCGATTTTCCGATTTGTCCCCCGCCTTATTCCACGCCGTCGCACCCAAGTTCTTCATGGGGTCCGACACGTTCACCACTCCAGCGTGCGAAGACTGCCACTTCGCCGCCTGCTTTTCGGTCAAATAAATGTCGTACAAATCTCGCGCCGGAGCCAGAGCCGTGGCTAGCGGCGTGACTCCACGGTACTGATCGACTCGAAAACAATCCGCAAAATGGATAAAATGGTCGGCTGGCACATTCGCCTCTAACTCGTACTTGTTAGAGCGATGCCGCCGGTAAATGTCATACGACAAAGGACTGCCCAAGTCATCCAGATGGATGCCACCAATGTAATTGTCGTCATTTGCCTTCAGCGCCTCGTTAGGGTTGCCAATGCGATCCGCTTCAATGGGCTGAATTTTAATTGTATCCCCAATCTCCACAAACTTCCACCCGTGGTCCCCGTCCGTAATGACACCCCACATCATTAGCCATACAAGATCGCCCAGCCGGTAGCGGCCCGTGATGTCGGCGCTTTCGCACCACTCGTGAAAATAATCCTGGTACGCTCCATCAAGTTGCTCGTCGCCCGTGGCTGAAATGTACTGCACCTTGTCGGCTACGTACTGCACCATGCGCGATACAATCCCCCTCAGAATCGCAAAATTACGCACCATGTCTCGTGCGTCCCACATGAGGTTTATGCGGTTGCGGTGCGAACGGTAGTTTTCCGAGGCGGCGTTTTTCGACAACCCACCCGAAAATGAGCGGCGCGTGCCAGGGTTGGCGGCGTCGTAAGCGAATTCATTGAATTTGCTGCGATAATGCAACCGCTCCATTCCCAGCTTGGGCGAAATGTAGCCCAGCGCACGATCCAGAAAAGTAATGTTTTTATGATCCATGATTCAAGCCTCCGAAGTCAGGCACTCCATATCCCAAATCATTACTCAGCATCCGACGCTCATTTCGCACCCGTATCCCGGCGTGCAACCGCTCTTCGACTTGCGCCAAATCCTTTTGGTAGTTTTTGTCCCCAAAAGACTGCGCCGTGTAGAGCGTGGCCTGCTTTTTCATTTCAGTGATTTCCGCCTCCAGCTCCTCCGGCGTGTAGGAGCGGTATATTTCTTGCCAACGATTCGACGACATGCGCGAACCGCGCCTGTCAACCCAAGGAATGAATCGGACTAAAATTGACACCGGCACACAGCGCCACGGCATAAAACTGCGGCAAAACACGGACGGCCCCGGCCCCGCTGCGCGGCCTGGTCCTGGCGTTATTCTTAGTTATACATAACTACGTTTATCGTTTTATTTTTTTAATTTTATCGTTTTTTTGTGCTGCCTGGTAGTTGAATCGGTAACGATTGAACCCCTTAAGAGTGAGGTTGAATCGGTAACGATTGAACCCCTTAAGAGTGAGGTTGAATCGGTAACGATTGAACCCCTTAAGAGTGAGGTTGAATCGGTAACG